GCGGCTAATTTTTGTACACCCACTAACGCTTTAGGATCTGGGTCTGTACCGTCTCTTGCTTCGTTTAATCCGGTAACATCTCTCATCATTTGCAAATACTGATTATATGCACCAATTAAAATTTGCACTTGATTTCCACCGCCACCCGGTAATTCTTGTATAGGCACTTTACCAGGATTCATTTCTCCATCAACAGTTAAAGACCTACCAATTATAGAACCTGTTTGGAAGTACATATTTAATGCTTCCTGAGGATTATAGTTTGTACCATTACCTAAATCAATTTCAGCTAATCCATCTGCATCTAAATAAACACCCGACGGCGTCATCCTTTGGATTGCTTGTTGCATCTTTAAATGTGTAAGCTGAATTAAATCAGCATAAGGAGTCATTTTAGATACTAAAGAATTTATATTACCTTTGTAAAGTCTAGGTGCTGAAACAATGTAATTCATCATAACCTTATTTGTATTTGAATAAGGCCTAATCATATTTTTTGCTTTTTCCCATTTTAAAAGCATACTACCACCTAGAACATATACTCCCTCATAAATTACCTCTCTTGTTTGAGCAACTCTTTCAAATCTAGTTCTTTTATCTTTAGGTGGATTAAATTGATCATTTTTAATTATAGCTTTATTACCACCCGTAGTTGTTTCTTTTATTTTGTAAACATCGTTTTCAAAAGATTTCCAATTAAAATATAATAATGTTACCGTATTATTATCTTTACTGCTATTATTATAAGCGTTATTGTTATCATAATTTCCATAATAACTACCTTTTTTTTGTAAATCTTTTAAGTCTTCAACTGATAAACTAGGAAATTCTTTTTTTAGTTCGTTAATTTTTACTCTTTTAATTTCACCAAAATAATAACAATCTTCAAAATTAGGATCTTCTGTATAAGACCAAACTAAATTAGCAGGATCTACATAATCTAATTTTATACCATCTGTATTATTAAAAGAATGTTTTGCTGCACCGATACCTAATACAGCTAAATCATAATCAATTCTTTTTTTAAGTTGATCATATTTATTTCTTAAAAATATATTATCAATTGCTTGTTCTTCAGCTATTTCAATACCTTGTTTGTATTCTAGCTGCATATATAATTCTAATTCTTCAGTATTTTCAGGACCATCTTCTATAGGTACATTTCTTGCATCTATACCTAATTGATTTTCAATATCTTTCAATAATGATTTAGCATTTATATCTCTTTGTAAATCATTAACAAATTGAGTTCTTCTACCTGTAGATATAGGATCTTGCGCAAAAGCTTTTATTGAAAATAATCTATCTTGCATTCCATTAACTACTATATCAACAAACTTTGGTATAATAGGTACTGGCTTCCAATCAAGATTTAAATATGATAAATCTCCGTTTATAGCAAATTCGTCTTTATATTTATTTATTGATTGTTCACCTCTAGCATATAATCTTAGCCGATGATACTCATCCTTAGTTTGATAGTATCTTCCTGTTTTACTATCTTTATTAAACCAGTCAATCTCAATAGCTTTGGCTACTTCTGTCCCATACTCAGAAGATTGTTTCACCTCATCAGCAACTGCTTGACTGGGAAATTGTGTTTTTGAACTTGTTGTATATGCCATATTTATTTTATTAACTGACTTCTAATACCTTCGTTTTTATATTTTGAAAATCCAAAATCTATTTTTTTTGTTGTTCTAATACCAACAGGCCTATAAAAATGTTTTCTACAAGCCATTATTGATAGCCCACTGCTTATTGAAGCATCATAGGCTGTTCTTTTTGATATATCAAATTTAGCCCAATCTTCAAGAGTTCTTTGAAAATACATATTACCATATCCATTTTCATTTTTACCTACATACTCTTCTATGTAAGACTCTATCGCGGCAGCGTGAGCTTGTCTTATATCCTCCGAACTATTTGGAATACCACCTAATTCGTATTCTGTTTTAGATAAATTTTTTTTAAGCTTATCAGGGCGGTTCATAGAGAATCCTCTATAACCTCTTCTTTTTAAATAATATAATAGTCTAGGTTTATTATTTTCTGCAAGTATTGGCATACCATAAAAACAGCAAGCCATAAGTACATCTTCAAAAAATATTTCAGCTGTTTGCGGTCTAGCTACATATTCTAAAAAAAATTTATTACTAGGTACATCAGATACCATTGAAAATGTTGTTAATCCATGTAACGCACCATTGGATCCTTGACCACCTACAGTACCTGATATATCATAAGAGTCACATCCAAAAGCGCCTAATCCATCATTACCAGGATATTTTGTACCGTTTTTTTCAATAATATTATTTTGTAAGGATTTAGGTGGTGTCCAACTTATATAAAATCTACCGTTTTTTTGCGGAACCCAATTAACATTTGAATCTTTAACACCTTTTTCCCAACTAAAATTTCCTCTAACCACATATCCTTTAGCTGTCATTTCTTCATTATAATCTATTTGTTCATATATTTTTGTAAGATTAAATAATGAATTTAATGTTTCATCTCTAAAAGCATGTTTTTCAGATCTTGGAAATTGTCTATAATATTCGTTTAAACTATCTGAATCATTTTTTAAGCCGTCAACTTCATTTTCCCAATGCTCGATAACCCCTGTATATATCTCTTCGCCATCAATTCCTTCAATCGGTTTTGGTGGTGTATTGAATACAGGATACCCATACTTGTCAATAAATCCTTCGTAGCCCCATTCCATAGGTAAGAACAAAGAATATAATCCACTTGAAGTCTGGCCATTTTTATTTCGTTTTGTAACGTCTGAGTCATAGTATAATTTTTTAAAATTATCCCCACCTTTATCTAATGCATTAGAAGTGGAACCCATCATACATTTTCCAACTATCTTCGACCCGAGACGGAGACACGTTTTTGTAACCCTCCAGTTATTGAGGATGTTGTCCGGCCTTTCCCATTTACCCGATTCATCATGGATGAGGAGCTGTAGTTTCTCCCCATCGTAGGAATTATCGCCGGTGTTCTTCCAGTCGATCGTTGTATCCAATCCGGTCGGCGTATCCTCTTCGGTTCCCGCGGCTCTAATGGTATTTCTCGTGAGCCTCCTTGACGGGACCTTGTAGGATAGCTCAGTCTTGGGGCGTTCCATACCGTCCTGTATTGGTTTGAAAAAGAACGGATAGTTCGTGGATATAGGTACCACCTTGTCTGTAAACATCTTCTTCGCATCAGCTCCTGTCTTTGATAATATCCCAAACCTTGAATCCTTTGTAGTGGTTGCAATATTGACAACTTCTGAACTCGCCATAAAGGAGAAACCAGACCGTCTATTTTTGAGGTAGCACATTCCATAGGATCTATAATCCAATTTACAGGCTTCCCAGAAATAAAAAAATAATCTATTTGCCTGTCTAAAATCTGGTGATCCCACGTCGATCTTAGTCCAGTTGAGGTATATATAGTGCGACCCTGTAAGGAAAGTCGGTATTCCGTTGCACATGAACCAATAACCATCATTCCGATAATTAAACTCAGCGTCAATATACTTATAGTATTTTTCTTTAAGATCTTCTTTATGTTGTTTAAAATCATATATAGTTTTTATTCTATTAAGTGATTGCGGTCTTTCCTGTTTAATAAATACTTGATCTTCTTTTTTTAAATCAGATCCATTTATTTGTTTTGGAATTTGAGGTATTGCTACCTTTAGACCTTGAATTTCATATATATCACCTATTGTACCATCCTTACTTATTACAACACAATCAAGTTCCTCATTATATCCGGGTTTAAATTTTTTATATCTGTTTTGATTTTTTATTTTTTTATCGTCTAAATGGCTTGTGTGAATTGAATATAAATTTTGTTTATACATTATTTTATTCTATCTTCTACACCTAAAAACTTTACAGATTTGTTTTCTTTTTTACTATCAGAAAGCTGTTCTATTTTTTCTATTATTTTTAAAGAATCATCTATTGCAACCCATTTTGCTTGTGCTGCTATTTTTGCTTTTTCAGGATCTAATTCTTTTAAATTTATTTCTTGTCTAATTACTTTTTCAAGCTCAACTAAAGCTTTCTCCGAAGCATCAATTACTTTTTGTGTTCTTGACATATGTTATTTGGTTTGATAATATTCTATATAATTTTTGATTTTCTATATTAAACTCATATTCAGAGTCAGGTGTAAAGCCCACCACGTCTCCACAGGATAGCCCTAATTGATTTAAATACTCATTGCTATACACAAGCTTACCTAATAATTTTTTTTCTTTTAAAACGCTCCATTTAGAAGTGTCTTTTAATGGCTTAACAAAACAAAATTCATTAAAACATTTCCATTTATTATTATTTTTATAAGCAAATATTTCTTCTGGAGAAACAATATATTCATTTTCATTTATAAAAGCAGCAGAATTTTTTTCTTTGCCTCTTATATCATACCATCTTCTAAAAACATTATGATGTAATATAACTTCGTCTCCTTTTTCAGCGGGTGTTTTTATGCAAATTGGTGTTGATAATATTTTACCTACCCTATTAACAAAATGATAATCTCTTTCAGTTATTTCTGTATTTAATATTAACTCTTTATTATCTATTTGTTTTGAATTATTGTATCTATTATCACAAGATATAATATAATTATAGATTGATTTCATTTTTTATTTATTAACCATCCTATAAAACAAAACATAATCCATCCAAATGCTATGCTTAGTATTGTAAGATCTTCAGTATTCAATTTAATAGTCTAAATTATATTCTACAGATATTGCCATATTAGAATTAAAATGTTTCCAAGGTAATACCTCATCATTTTTTTTAATAAATATTTTATACGATTGATCTTCTTCTATAATATCACATATAGTATGACCACCATATACTTCTTGACCAACAGAATAATGCATTGCTTCATTCTTGTAATCTTGCCCTATTGATATTTTTCTTATTAGTTTCATTTTTTATTATTTTGTAAATTAAATAAAGTATGAATTATTATAGCAACGATACCATGTAAAAATATCTTAGGATAAGCAAGCTCTGCGGGAATGATTTGATTAAATACACCAAACATATATAACATACATGCAAACGCATTTATACCTATTATTGATTGTCCTAACCAATATTTTATGGTATCATTCC